CTTCGGGTCTCCAGGTCCTGATCAAGTTCCTAGATCCAAAGAACACTTCGTTCGGGATCAAGGAGAAGTCCCCAGAGGACAAGGCTGCCGCAGAGAAGCAGTTCGATATTTAATCGTGAAGGTTATTGACCTTGCTCCGGTACTAACCGGATGCCATGTCTGCCGTAGCCCTCTGGCTGATCTAATAAGTCGCAGGATGCGCGAAGGGATGCCTGATACTAAAGTCAGCAAATGGCTTGAGTCTGAGGGTCAGTACGTAAGCCGGGTTACTCTAGGAAAACACCGACGTGAGCATCTGACTAGCGACTTTGAAAAGGCCAAGTCGGAAGCCATTAAGGTTATGGAGGACCGCAAGAAGACCCTCAAGCCTAATAAGGGAGTAGACCTGGCCTCCCTGGTCAGGGACTACACATTCTCGGCTGTAGAGGCTGGAGAACTGCTACCTACACTGGCAGAGGGCCTGAGGGCCCAGGAGATACTTGACAAGCGCTCTGAGAAGAGCTCTGACAGGGATCTGGCCATGACGCTAGCCTCTATCCTTGGCGGGTCTATGGTAATAGAGGGAATATCAACAACTATAGAGCCGGAACTAATTATGGAGGAGTCTAGTGCCTAAATCAGCAGCGTGGCAGCGTAAAGAGGGAAAGAATCCCAAGGGCGGCCTAAACGCAAAGGGTCGAGCCTCATACAAGGCGCAGACAGGCGGGACTCTGAAGGCTCCGGTAAAGGGTGGGGACAACCCGCGAAGGGCGTCATTCCTAGCCCGCATGGGTAACATGCCTGGCCCAGAGCGTGACTCTAAGGGCAAGCCTACACGGCTCCTGCTAAGTCTCCAGGCATGGGGAGCAAGCAGCAAGTCCGACGCCAGGAGCAAGGCTAAGGCAATCAGTAACCGGACGAAGACTAAGAAGGAATCTTGAACCCTGTTAGTACACAAACCGCTATCGATCTGGCTAGGGGCCGCAGTGATATCGAGTTCTTTGCTTCTCGCTGGCTCGGTATCAAAGGAAACCCAGGTCAAGTTGCCTGGTGGCAGGCCTGCGCAGATCGAGCGGACGATGGGTTCCGGCCACGGTACCTCACGACAGTCGTTTCCGCTGGCAATCGTGCCGGGAAAACTCTCGCGATGGCGGTCGTATGTATGCACCACGCACTCTACAAGCTTGGGATTAGACCTCCCGAGAAGGGAAATAATGCAGATGCTGGGCGCTGGATCAATGATCCGTACGAGTGGTATCACGTCGGGATTCAACAGGAGACTGCTGAACTGGTTCACCGGGAAATCGCTATGATCCTTCAGGGAGCCCACCAGGCACAGGGTGGACGTGGTTGCCCGCTAACAAAGGAGCTCGGCAAGGTGGCTGACTTCGAGAAGAAGTACCGTGGTGAGTATCTATGGATTAAGTTCAGCCCTGTGGTCGGTGGCGCCAGCATACACTTCAGGACCACACAGGACAAGGCCAAGGCCCTTCTGGGCAAGGACATGCAAGGGATCTCATTCGACGAAGCGGCCTTCGAGCCGCACCTTATAACCATCTACCAGGAAGTGCTCAACCTACGAAGGCTATCAACCGGTGGCCCGCTACACTTCATTGGAACCCCAACAGAGGGAATCAACGACTACGCTGACCTGTGGGAGATGGGCAATCCGGAGAACCCATCCAGGGACGACCAGTTCATATCGTTCAGGCTCTCGACCAGGGACAACATAGGATTCGGCCTACGTCAGGAAGACTTCGATGCCGTAGTCCGGCAGCAGGCAGAATACCTAGTACCGCAGAACATCGACGGATACTTCATAGAATCAAGGAAATCTTTCTTCTCTTCCCAGGGCATAGAGGCCAGTTTCGATACAACGCTAGAACTAGAGGATGCGCCAAAGTCAGCTCACCGTTATGTACAGGGATGTGATCCCGGTATTTCATCTGACGCAACATGGGCGCTAACCATAGATATAACTAGTAGAAACTCGATGCGTGGTGTCCGTGCTCGAAAGAGGGGCGGAAAGCAGACCATAACCGCTGTTGTCAACATGGTACGAGAGGGTCACCTGCTTTACAACTCAGGAGCCCAGTGCACAACAATCGTGGATTCTACAGGAATGGGAGGAAAGCTCTTTAGGGAGGAGTTTTCAATAATAAAGCCACTGCGAGATTTTGACTTCGGTGGTACTAAATCTAAGAAACTAGAACTACTAAACGACCTCAAGACTGTGATAGATAAAGGCCAGGTCAAGTTCCCCAGGGGAGGGGTCTGGGAAGATCTACGTAGACAACTACTGGCTTACAAGCTAGAGGACAAGAAGCTGGAGCAGGATGCCGTCATGGCGCTTGCTATTGCTGTTAGATATGCGATTAGGAATCCCGAGAAGGCTGCTGCGAATGTTGCCTTCTCCTACTTTGGAGCTGCTGAATAATGGCTAAGACTAAGGTCCGAGGAATACCGAGCACATATGTAGACGGCAAAGGCGTTCCAGCACAGTACACTACTGACCCTGCTGTTGCTACTCCGTCCCAGATCAAGGCTATAGGCGACGCCGTAGACAAGGCAAATCGACTACGCAAGGGCGAGGTAATATTCGAGCGACAGCCCTCCTCGGGCAAGGGAATCAAGACCACAACTTCTGTAGGAACATCAGGCGAAATCCGCAAGTCAGCTCCTGCTGGGACGCCTAACTCCGGAGTTGCTTCTGGCGGTATACCGTCAATAAAAACTACCCCTTCTGTAACTAACGTCTCGAGTGGCGGCAAGGGAAAGCCGATCAACAAGAACTACACTCCTCTGCAGTTTGAGAAACTCACTGACGATCAGAAGGCTGCAGTCAAGATGCTCAAGTCATCCTTCGAGGTTCAGGGAATGGCACCGGAGGAGCAGGAAGAAGTCAAGCTGTTCGGTGAAATCCTTACTCGAAAGCAGCAGCTCGAGCCGGAGCAGAACCGACTCCGTAGCGTATTCCGACGATACGACAGGCTGTACCACCCAGACACAATAACTCTGGGCGGGGCTGACCACTGGGCCGAAGACCCTAGCGCACGTCTAGCAGGTCGAGCGCACGTCTCTGTCAACGTACACCCTGCGTACGTCAACATCCCAGCGTCCCTCCAGGCAGTAACTCCGGTAATGCATTACATCCCAGAGGCTCCTACTAAGGAAGCTAGGATGGATGCCGCCAATCGTGAGCGCATCTTCTTTGCATGGTGGAACGAGCAGGAGATGGACCTAAAGCTTGAGATGGCGTCCCTAACCAAGAGCCTCTACGGTTACACGGCCGCTAAGATTTACTGGGACAATGAGATCAAGATGCCTTCCGTTAGGATCATCGAGCAACCAGAGAACCTTTATATGGGGTTCGGAAACTCTGACTACACCAGACTAGACTGGGCACTGTACTCGTACGGACTGTCGCCGCAGGCCGTAAAGGAAGACTACGGAATAGATATTATACCTGTCAGGCAGGGAGAGAAGTGGTACGGATATTCCTCTATTGCCGGAACACATCAGGACCCTCTTGGAAACGTGTACCAGAACCAGTTCGAAAGAAATCCACTTCGCAGGGAGACTGTATATGAGCAGCTCCAAGTAGAAGTCATGGACTACTGGCATAAGGAGCCGACCTCTCCAGGTAAGCCAGCAATGGTTTGTAACGCTATATACGTTGGCAATACTATGGTATCCCACACCAGACACCCTGAGTTCAAGGGCGAGATACCGTATATCATACTACAGAACGGAAAGGTTCCAGGAAGCCCTTACGGCAAGCCTGAGCTTTACGACGTAGAGCAGCTCCTTCGAGAGAAAGACGAGCGCATCACCAACCAGGCGCAGATGATTCAGTCTGTCGTCGGCGGACAAATGTGGCAGCTTGTCGGACCGGAAGCACCAGATGAGGTACCGGCCGGAGCGCTTCCTAAGCCTAACAAGGTGTCGGCACCTGGGCCAGGAAACGAGATCCGAGCGCTGCAGCCGTTCATTCCTCAATTCCAGATTGAAGACTACAACAAGCGCATCGACCGCGAAATAGCGGTTGTTACAGGCTTGAATGACCTACTTCTTGGCCTGGCTCCTACAAGCGTGCTTGGGTCCTCCAAGGCCATAGCGTCGCTTATCGCCAACTACGAGTCACGAATTGCACCGAAGCGTAAGCTTCTATACCAGTGGATTAAGGACGTCTGGCTTCAGAGCGCACGTGTGTGGGCTAACAAGGACAAGGCCGTCGGCCAGATCATTGGCGATCACTTCCGAATCGACGTAATCCCACCTGAGCTAACCCCTCGAGACACGCTTGAGCTTGCCCAGACAGCAATCAACCTGGTCCAGAACAGGATCTGGTCAGCTGAACGAGCAATGGATCGTGTTGGAGTTGAGGACCCTGAGGGCGAGCTTGAAGTCATTCGCGACGAGCAGACTGATGCAACGATCAATCCTGCAGCCGTTATGACAATGGCTAACCTGATGCAGACATTCCAACAGATGCAGCAGCAGGGGGTTCAGGCGCCGGGTATGCAGGAGCAGGAGTCTGACGTTCAGGCTCAGCTCCAGGCCCAGCAGCAGTCCCTTAACGCCTCAAGGACTCTAAACCCGCCGGCGACCGGAGATACCGGCCTGTCTGGGTTTGAGAACATGGCCAACCCTCCAGCAGAATCTCTTCCGTCAAACGCAGAACCAGGGGCCCAGCTCCCAATGGGAATGGACCTTCCAGTAGAGAATGGGAGTAACGAATAATGGCAATCCAGACTCGTCGAAGGGCACGATTCCGCCGAGCAACGGCGGGAACTCAGAACCTTACAACTCTCATATACAATATCCTTAAAGAGCAGCAGTCCTCCAGGAAGTCAGCGATACTCGCTGCCTTCAATGCTAACATGTCTAGCAAGACGTACGATTCGACATACGGCGGAGAGCCAGTTGATCGAGCTGCCGTAGAGGGTCTCTACAATGATATGATATCTGTTTACCCAGAGGGTACAACTGAGCGAGACCGACTCACCGCAGAGCTTAATGAGTTCCGCACTAGCTCACTTCGTCAGGAGATGAACGCCTATTCCGATGCATACGAGAACGGAACGTATGCATTTGGAAATAAGGTAACCATGAACGACTACCTATCCTTCTTGCGCGATGCCAAGTCCACAACCTCAAATGCAGCTGACAAGATGCAGTACGTCAAGGAAGAGTTCCTAGTCACGTTTAACGATACAAGCAGCGACATGAAGGCAAAGGGCGCAAGCTCCGGAGCGTTTGCTAAATTCTATGACCGACAGCTCCAGCGAGCAGAGGAAATGGGCATAACTAAGGATAGCAAGACATACCGGGACATCCAGGGATATCTTGCAGATGCATCTAAGTCAGCAGCTGCAGAATTTAAGCAGAAGCAGCTTCAGGACGCAGTTGACCTAGTCAGCAAGCGAACTACTAAGCTTGCAGCATCTCTTATTTCAGCTGCCGGAGAGGCAGTAAAGCAGGGCCTTATTAGTGAGAACGACCTACTTTCCATACGCGGGAACGGAGATCCCATGGGTGTCGTGTCCAGGTGGCTTTCACTTGGCCTAAGCGCAAAGTCCGGGATTTTAAACGCAGGCGGAGACGCGGGAATAATGCTTGGAGATCAGGCATTTGATGCCAACTCCATAATAGACTGGGTAGAGAAGACTCGTGGCGGTATCCAGACAATAGCCAAGTCATCCCTGGCCGACACGGACACAAAGTCCAGGATGATGATGTACTTGAACCAGTACGACGCAGAGGTGGCTGGCCCAATGGGCCTTCTAAACGACCTTACAGAAGCCGAGCTTTCCTCAATGAATCTAACCCTTGACAACGAAAGGGCATTTGGAAATCCAGCCGTAAACGTTGATTTGTATGCTCGTCATGCCGACAAGATTTCGAACACGGTAGGGGCCGACCGGATGGGGCGGGCATTCCAGGATATCCTAAAGGGTAAGGTTCCAGATGGCGGCAAGGATTTCATTGACGCTGAAGGGAATCCGGTCACGGAGCTTTCGGAGCTTTCTGAGAAGCTTGTAGAAAGGCTTGTAGCAACCTATACAGGAACAGCATTCGTTTTCACTGGTGGAGATGTAGATCCTCAAAAGTTTATATCAGGTGTTATTGCTGACTACAAAGGCAAGGCTTTGCTAGATGCCGGCACTGGGTACCTAAAGATTGTACCGTACGGCGACGATGGGGTAGAGGTAGTTGTTGTAGACAAGATTGTAGATGGCATAGTTACACTGTCTGGCGGAACAAATACTGACGGAGCCACATGGACTACTCTTGCAAAGCAGCAGAAGGTTCCTGTAATGACTGCCGATGGAACTCCGCTTGGCGAGTCGTTCTTCGAAATAAACGACAAGGGACAGCGAGTTCTTAAGTTCATCACAAACGACAAGTACACTATGGACATGGATAAGTACTTGCGATATCTTGACGGACTGGGCGCATCCACATACGATGGCCCTGATGCCGGGTCTCTGGTAGTGACCGGACTGGACGAGGCCGGAGTCAGATCCGCAAGTCTATCCACTGGGATACTTAGCAGCCCTACCTACGGAAAGTTTTTGTCAACATCCACGTTCAATAACATTGCAAAGGGTCCAGGGTACAAAGATGCCGTTAAGATCGTTGCTAGAGATGTATTCTCAAACCTAACGCTTAGCGGAACTCTAGATCTGGCATTTGGACTTGACGCTAGCGGTAACCTAGTCGTCAGGGACGAAGAGGCTGCATTTAGGGCTACCGGCTTGCCGGCGAGCGATATCCTTGATGTATTCAACGCAGAAAATAACGCTGACATCAAGAGGGATGTCGCAACTAGAATTATAGTTCGAGAACGCGGTACCGATGGTGGAGCCCTTGGCGGTGCTAAGCCGGAGACATTCAAGTCCGCAGACGGTACCACCTCGCTAACTCCTACACCGGCCCAGGCCGCCGAAAGGATGAATAGAGGGTATATTGAGGCTTCGAACTATTACGACCAAGTACAGGCGAACAGCAGGCTAAGGGCTACGTTAGACGAGGCCAGAAAGCCAGAAAACGTATTCTTCGCTGCTGGGTTAGGAAGTGGGGGATTCTATCCTCAAATACCAGCTCCTAAAGATTCTACTGCAAATCCATTTTCCGCACAGGCTGAGATTGCAAAGGCGCAGATGCGTGTTCCGGGCGAAATAGCAAGGTCTCCGTACACTGGTCCAGCATACGCAGGAACTCAACCCCCTACGCAGCTTGATACCAGCTATGCCTTTAGGTACGCATCGGGAACACCAGCTGGGTCGCCAACGGTTAATCCAGTCCTTACTCCATTCAAGAGCACAGCTCTTGCCGGTGGGGGTACCTTTAAGGCTCCAGCAGTAGCGCCAATAACGTTTACAAGTCAGCAGCTGTCTCAGTCAATGGTTGACTTTAGGGCCGGCGAGCGCGAACCCCTTGGAATAGTCTCAAA